GGGCAGAAACCATCCAATAACCATTAATTTTTTTAGGATACTCTTCAATTATTGTCCAGCTTCCATACTTATTACCCAGAATGTTCATCTACTCTCCTAAAATAAATTGAATTTCACAGAAATAATTTTATAATCAACATTGATTTATGTAGAGCATATCCAATCACGTTTCTAAGACGCATAGTGGATGTGATTTACATAAATCACCACATACCACCACCTTGTTGATCATTGAAGAAACCTTGTTCGCTACTCATACCATCACTTGCATATCCTTGAGCCTCACGATAACGTTGCTCTAATTCTTTTGGAGATGATTGACCATCTCGGGTTCTACTTAAAGATAAAACTAAATAACGCATCGCATCTGCAAAGTGACTTGATGAATCGTGAAGCGGCTTTTCTCTATAAACTTTTCTCTTATCATCAAATTCTTGCCGATAATTCTCTAAAGACTTTATCAATCCTCGACATCGTTCCTCGTCAATCCACATCTTAGGAAGAGACGATCTTACCGCCTCGATACCATCTTCAATTGATAGATTTGGTAGCGCTGATCTCGTACCAGAATCTCGCGTCTCAAACTTAATACCAAGTTGTCTTGCTTTCTCAAGACGACTTAATCCCGATCCGAACTCCTTAACAGCAATATCATGAGGAGCCCAGTGCTTATCGTACTGATAAGGCTTATCCATAACAACATTGACATAATGCTCCAATCCTTCTTTATTTTTCTCATAACAATCTATGATATGAATTACTTGTCCTACTACCTGAAAAAATATTATACAGGTTGAATCTCGAACTCCGATATCCCAAGCTGTTGAAACCCTGAAAGATGGTTCCCATGGAACATTACCAATTTGTCTATTAAGACGTAAACGATCAATATATTTGGCATAATATGAACCCTCAGCTCCTTGATCAAAGCTACAATAGTATTCTTGCTGAACAAGGTCAGGGCTCACAAGCCCATCATTGATATCTTGCTGAATCATTTCTAAAGGAATGTGTTTTGTATCAGAAAGACTTAATTTTTGACAGAACCATTCTGGTGAGTGCATTGCTATATTATAGAGATTCCAAAATTCATTTTTACCACGGGGAGTTGATACTATAATCAAGCTTCCACCGTTGGCATTTAAGATAGGCATAACAAACTTAAATGCATCGGTATCCGCTAAAGCAAACTCTGAAAATATAACCATTCTTGGGTTGGTTCCTACAAGGGAAGTATCATAAGAATCTGATCCTATGATTTGTATAATTGAACCATTAACTAATGTAATCTTTAGTTCTTGAGAATTAGTTGATCGTATTAATTGGGGTGGTATAAAATCTATGAATCGCATACCATCATTAGTAATAGAGTCCCATATAACTCTGCGTCCTTGACTAAAGCTAGGTAGAGCGTACATATATACACCAACTTTACGCACCGCTTGCCGTATCATCAAGTTCCAACAGACAATATCTTTTCCACTCCGACGACCCCAAACAAGAAGCATCTTCTTAAAGCCCTTGTTCTCAAAAGCATCACAAGCAGATAATTGATATTCTCGAGGTGTAAACTTATTAAGATGTATCTCGGTTTGTATATTCACTTCTTCATCCTATTCATTAAAGCCAACATAGCCTTCTTATCCCCTTGAACTTTCTCAGCTTCTTCCATAATAACTTCAGTACAATCAGTGACCTTTAAACGAGCCCGTAGATAATCAAGCTGTCTATCTACAACATGAAGGCGCTCGGCAACTATATGTCTAGTCACTTCGCGCTCACGTTCTATTTCTACAATGGCTTCTCTATCAAAGTCTTGGTTATGTGATGCTACTAAAGGTGTAAATACAACCATCAACAACAACATTTTCATAGCAAGCTCCTTAAGAATTACTTTTTCTTTCGTACTTCACCATCAACCAATTCAAGACCCATAAACTGTAAAGAATCTTTAACTTCACGATTTTCTTCTTGAATCAAGTCAAGCAGATCAGTTTGCCTATCTTCATCTTTAAGCATTTGTTGATACACTCGAATAAAATTTTCTTTTGAGTCTGGCTTATTCTTCATGTATAAACTCTCTTAAATCTTGCTTAAAACAATCAGATCCGATGTAGGTATCAGTTATATTATAATCAATATCAATCATTCTCAATATGATAGCTTTATCAACCTCGGGTAAATATTTCTTGCTAGGGAATGGGATCATATTCACACGAACTATATGACTACGATCCAATTCATCAGCATTAATGAAACTGTTAGACAAGTTCTGCCTCAACTGGTGCTGATTCAACGACAACAGGTTCTTCTTCTTTATCAACAAATCTTACAAACACAGCAGACGTAATTAATGATTGTAGCTGCACGCCACTTTCATCTTTATGGTTGAAAGTAATGCCACCTTCAAACGTATATTCAAACTGTTGACCGCCTTCAAGTGTTAACTGATATACAAACATTTTCTTAGTTTCCATTTTTATCCTTTAAGTTTCTAATATAATTCCATGCATCCATTACAGTTTTTTCTTCATCATGAGTCATTTCTTCATCATCTTTATAAACTGGAAGTTTAACCTTACAACGATCGCAAGCAAAGGCATTTACTTCAATATTGCAAAAGTAACACTGTCTATTTTCCAACAGGTTCCTTTGCTTTGCAACTTTTACAATTACAATTCGGATTGATTAACTTCTTTTCTATAGCCATCTTCTGATTGTTGATACAATATTCAATGAAACCTTTAGCATCAGGGAACATTTCCATAGCAGTTTCATGAACAGGATGAATAATATCATTGATTACGGTTAAAACATGACTTAACATTTGAGCTCGATCCAACTCTTCCTTGGTTCTGTCGGCCATAGTTTCTTCTTTGAAGTCAAGTTTCTTGATCTCACGGGCTAAGACTTCCATATGCTCGAACGCTAAACATAAAACATCAGAAAGCATATTCCTAAGTTGAGTTGAGCTATATTTTTTATGCATTATTTTTTCCTTTTTTACGATACTTCAAACAACAATTACAACAGTTTTTATCCGATATATACCAAATAGATAGCACAAGTAACATTATTCCACACGAAACTCCAACGAAATTCATTCTTCATTCCTCCGCTTGATATTATATTCACATCCACCAACAAGCCTGCTGTCCTCTGTAGATTTCTTTATAGCCGATGCAACCTCTTCAGGAGTCTTCTTTCGTTCTTCTATAGCAGGGAATCTTTCTATAATAACAACGCGTTGTTCATTTTGAACTGAGTTATCTTCTTTCAATTTACTTAAAGCAATAGTTTCATTTTTCCAAATGTCTTGATAATGAGAAAGTGTTCTATGTGTTGTAGCTTCAGCGAATCGTCTTGTCATAGCTCCAATCTCTCTACGAGATCCTAATCTACTTAAAGCATATTCATGTGCTATAGCAAATGTAGGATACTTTTCAACCCATTCATAGAATAGAGTTCTTCGGTATCCTTGTTTGTCTGCAAAGTCTTGTATGAGGAGAGAATCTTCTAGATTTGCCCAGTCTCGAAGTTTCTTAGCTTCAGACTCTATAAAGCTTTGAGTTATGATATGTTTTTGGAAAGTATGAATGTTTAAATATTCACCTAAAAATATCAATTTCGTTTCAGTAATTTTGTCGTTATTCAGCGTTGCAACCTGATTAGTTCGCTTTTTTCGCGTTTTAATTTTCACTATGTTAGTATCATGAGTTTGTGCATTATTCATTCTAGACCCTCTTTTAAAGTATTATGATGATAGAATAATATCAGAAAGGTAACTCGTTTGCATCATTGATCTTACCAATAGTTTTACGTATAAGAAAATTGATATAAGGCTTAGAAGCACCTGAAACTTGGTGTAATAACATTTGAAGCATTTCAAGTCGTTTATTGAGATTAGGTTCATCCATAACAACGCGAATAGAGGCTTCAACTGAAAACTGAGGTAATTGAACTGGTTGTTGAAGTTCAATTGGTTCAGCTGCTTTTTTATATTTTTCCCAAACATTAGACATAACATTCTCCTTTTTAGAATTATAATCCCAGAAGCTTTCGCATTTCTTCTTGGAAACTATCTTTATTTCTCTGTTCTCGTTCCTGATATTTGTGATATCGGGAAATATCTTGGTCTGTTGGTACATAGACTTCTGAATCTTTTATCTCTTTTTCT